CTGTCTGCGACCTGTGCAACCAGTGTGCCACTATTATAGAATTTTAAATCGACGGTGCCGGGCTTAATTCCGCTATCAAAAAAGATAGATGGAATACTTATCAAATTGATTTCTTGCTGCGCTTTGTCGCCGAGTGAAGAAGAATATGCATAATGTTGACTTAAGTGTGTATAGTAATTTAAAGTGTTTTTTAAAGCTTCAACATGAGAGGCCGCGGAAGCTGGGCGTGAACTAGCAAATCTTTCTCTAATAATGCTGGCGGAAAAAGGATAAGATCCGCTGATCACATCCCCATATTGGATAGAACCGTTAAAAGCATTGTTTGTAACTGTCCCGATGGACGTTAAACCGCTATCTTTAACAACGAAAGGATAAATTTTATTATCAGAAACTCTATCAATGTTTAGTTCATACAAACTTATATGGCCGGTTGGGACCATTGTCGCATTATCAACATGGGCACCAGATATATTATATTGATTGTTTAGGTATATATTTCTATTGTAAATATTAAATGTATACTGCGGATGTGTTTTTAGGGTGTTCCGAAGAATGTCCTTTGTTTTAAATTCATAGTAAGGCATGTCATTAGTAATCTAATCTAACGCGCAATGTAAGCTCATTGCTGGGGGTTTTTTTCAAGGGCTCCGAAAGTTTCGCAACGGCTAAAAGTTCATTGTTTGGAGAATACATGCCGATGGTTGTAATATATGAAATTGGTTCATTAAATGGCATGTCGCCTTTTACTCTAATTTTACTCGCGGTTAAATATGTTGGGTTTGAAGAATAATTAAAATCTCCAACATTCGCCCTACAAAAATAGATTGTTGAATTTAATTCTGTAGTGTTGTTAAATTGAACATTGTACAATCTATTTCTCAAGCCATCAGAAAACGATTGAATTGTTGATGCTGACAAAACAGTCTTGTAATTAGTAGTGTCATATGCACCGGCTATCGCTCCGAATCCACAAAAATCTGTGGGGGCAAGAGGGTCATTACTAAAAATGCTAGCTGTTATAACTGCGATCCCTGCTTGATAATATAGATGCCCAATGGCCTTTGAAGTGCTCCCTGCATCTGCCGAGCCCGTATATAACAAACCATATTCACCAGTTGAAGAGTTCACTCTAAAACTACTACTACCTCCGAAGTCTGAAATTGTCATCAGACCTTCGCGCGCTGCTGGTGCTCCGCCCGTAAAAAATGTCACCGTGAAGGTGCCTTTCTTAATTTCGTCTTTGTTCAAGAGTCGAGCAAAATTAATGAAAAATGCATCGTGGAATTTGGTGCCGCCGGCTTGGATATTTCCATCTTGGTCGAATGGTTGGATGTTGCCGCTAATATCGTATGGGACTAAGACCTGTGCCATTTGATCGTACATATTCCGCTTCTTTGTAAACTGGCTTGAAACATAATTGGCCACACTGCTATCTGCACCAGACTGGCTGAGATCGCTATTTGAACTGAGGCCCACCGTGAGGTCAAAAATATGATTTGCAGAAGAGCTTAAATATGGATAATCATAAACTGACTGAAACATTCCGTGAGCATAGTTTTTAATATTATTATCACTATATGTGCCTGATACAATCGATCCTGTTATTGGAATTGCTTCGTGAAGCAATGTTCTTGTTGACGCAATGTCATTATTTAAAAATGTCTTAAATGTTGTAGCCATGTTTGCTTTCCTTCAAAATTTGTATGTTACTGTTTCTTCACGAACCTAACAGGAATGTCTAGTTTGTATCCTGTGGTCGCACCAGTAACTCTAACTATAGTATCTATATAATAAAATGTACATGTTCCGGAGCAACCGTCTGGGGCATCTACAGTCCCTGTGAAACCAAAGGTGCCCCCAAGCCTCTCGAACAAAAAAGTACTTGTCCGTAAATTAGTAGAAGATTGTATTCTAAATACCAAATGCGTACCTCTTGGCCCACCGACTGCTGTGTTGATCTCATCTCCAGTTTTGTTGGTGATCGGCTCGGCGTCAGTTGATTTTACATAGTCCGTTGTGGATAAGTAATAGCTGGCAACATTATCGTCGTCTATAAAAGAAAATGATTGAGCTACTTTGCCGGCCGCGGCCGGACCAACTAGGCTTCCACCAGTAGTAATGGCGCCAAAACGATTATCTATCTCTACAATATATTGGTTCTCTTGTAGTTCAGCATCAATTTTATATGTCGCCGGCACTTCTTTGGTATCTAGTCCTTGGTCACATCTAATATCGCGGCTGACATTGCTGCCTGGCTGTGTGCCATCAATGAAAAAGCCTAGGCCGGTTCCGCCGGTAATAAATTCTTTCTGAAACGCAACCGCTGTGTCTGTGTCCACGCAAACAACGTGTGAGCCGGATCCAATTGTAGTGTTGACTTGACAAGTATCATCTTTTTTGTTTAGAACTATAATTGGTAAATAAAGAATATTATTATTTGTTAACGTCATAAGTTTTGATTTCATGGAAGCAGTATTGTTTGTAAATGCTTCTAGCACTGGGGTCTGTAAGATTTCTAAATCGTAATACGCGCTGCCGCTGCTGTTTGTTGCATTGTAGTTNCTATAATCAACTTCGTCGTCACCAAAAGCATACTTGGCAATTCTAAAAGAGCCGTTGCCTTCTGCCAACCTCTTCCGGCCGGCATCGGTTAAAACTGCATCTAGTATAATATCGCCACTATTATCCAAAAACCCCATAATAATACTCCTTTATTTTAAATAATTAGTAAGTTTTATTTGTTTTTCACTCTTTAATTAACATTTTCCTGAACTGTAATCGTCTGTTATACCCTTTGTCTTTTTATTTTCCCCAATAACAATATCTGGATTTGTTACAAGAATGTTTAAATCAAACTTTTTGCCTGTTTTTTTGCTTGTAAACCTAAATTTAAATTTCTGCCCAAATACGGTTTTGCCCTCATTAAGAATGTTTGGGTCTCCAAGATTCTGTCTAAAGTCATTGGATGTTACCAGATCTGCAGAATCGACTGACTCAACTAAAGCAGCATCATTTAAATAACTTTGTTTGAATGCTGGTTGGATTCTTATATATTTCATTAACTCTTTTCGTACAACTGGTTTTTTCTCTTTTGCCTCTTCAATGAAAAACATTTCAAAAATGGCGTAAGGAGCCTCTCCATCGCGAGCTTCAATCCTTACTCGATATACCGGGGAAGGATTAGAATAGTTGTTATGAACATCTTTAGCTCTTGCAACATAATAATAATCTTTATTTGGTTCCAGGGTGTCATCAATATAGCCAAAGGCAGAAGAGCCGCCCAAAATGGCCACGCGGTGGTTTATTACTGGCTCGAAAGCCGTATATGAGGTGGGCTTTTTGTCAATTCTCAAAACTTCTATTTGACCACAAAAATCATCGCTCTTAAAATTTATTGGCTTTGGCCACAGCTTTTTTTGATTTCTTCTTATTTTATCTAAACTTGCTTTTTGTTCGTCGCTGGCGACCATGGTCGGGGAAAGCTCGTATTCTCCGACATTAAAATTAGCATTTATCAATATTTTATTTTTTTCAGCGTATAGGGGAAAAAATGTTATATCGGGGAAAACGGGGGGCATGTCATGTATCGGAGTTCTTTCTAGTTTGGACGGATCCCAACTCCAAATATTGTCAGTGACTGGGTTGCCATCTTCTATGGTTGTATTCCCCATAGTCACGTAAGTATTATAATAAGGCACTCTCATTAAATAAACAGTGGGCGCCAATTTATAAGAAAAGGAGGTTGGTTCAAAAAGTCCCTTGCCTTCGATGTAGAAAGCGGGCCCTTTGAGACTATGGTTCATATATTCATATTGAGTACCAATAACGAATGTATGTGCGTAAATTTGATAATAATATTCTTCACCGTATTTAACTTGTGTGTCAACGTATTTAAGTACTTCCATTCCTGGTAAATTTGGTAAAAAGATGTTTTGCACAAATACTCCGCCGGCCTCTGGTGTGTCGGAACGAAATTTTACTATTTCATAAAATAGCACTTCGGAGTGTGCAAGCTTTCCATCATATATTTCTTTAACGCTTCTTGTCTTCTCTGCAACAAAATCCTTGATTTTCTTTTGGGCAGCTAACCATTTTATATTATTAATGAACTTGACTGGGCTTCCTTTTTTCTTACCAATTACAACTGGTCGTATAAATGAAGAATTACCAATTTGATCATTGAGTTTGTTCATAAACCCTGCAGGGTCATTATCGGCAATCCACCAACCATACTGCGGGTGCTGAAGGTTGATCTGCGTCGTGGTGGCAGCATCTAAATCCGGAGGTGGCGCGGCGCCCGGTGACACAAAAATATCATTTAACCACAGCTTAATCAGAGGTTCTTCGTAGAGGCTGTCTTGCCAGCCAGTCATGTTTAAGCCCCCCTCGGGGTCATCTACTATAAAAGAATCTTTTTTGATTATAAATGTTTTTCTAAAGAAAGATGGCTCTTTAGTGTTCTTAGTGTTCATTGTGCGCGGAAACATTGCTGCCATTATTAATTGCATAAATTGATCTGTGAGGCCGGCCTTATATAAGATGGCCCCCATTCTACCTTGATTGGCCGGAGGGATTTCTATATCAGCATACATGGGAAAATGCTTTTTAGTTTTATCAGCTTCTTCCATAAAATCTTTTATTTTATTAGATGCTATGCCAGTTGTATAATATCTTTTTGTGTCGATCTGCGAGCCAAGGGTTGTGTCTGCTACATTTTCTGCATTCGCTGAATTTTCAAGATGGATCCCCATGCTATTAAAATATTCTCTATTTCCTTTTGAGTTCCACTTTTTTATTGCTTCGGCTGCTGTGCCAATTGAAAGGGGGGCCCACTGGTCCGCGTATTGATATTGGGCATTAATGTCGGACCCTTTTGCTAGGTCAGATATTAAAGTGTATATATTTGGTAATACTGTTTCTGGCAGTAATATTTTTCCTGTGGTGTTTGTTTCTATCTTTGTAGTGTTGACAACAGTTTCATATGGTTGTAAGTAAAAATTATAATGTGCTTTAACTTTTACAGGGTCTGATATTCCAATTGCCTCTCCTAAAGCCTCTCCGTACGCGACTTCAACAAATGGTTTTTTTATTGAAAAAGTTGCATCGCGAAACGATTTTTCAATCAAGGCGTTGAACAGGGGCGAATCTTCCACACCAAACGTGACGGCTGGATACCCGGGCCACATTGCTTTCATAAACTCTTCAAATTGTAGCGTTTGTGCCGTATACGGCGTTCCGAATGGGGTGGGTTCGTACAGGGCCTGGATCGAGATGTTCTCTGTCCAGCCGGCGGTGGTGGGGCTCAGTTGTGTCTCGACATAAAGATGCGCATTTTCGTCTCCCCACAGCTCCGAGGGGGCGCCGACGCCGGGGGCGCTTTTGTCGTCTGTCAATAATTTAATGCCGGGTGCAGGAAAATTTACATCGGAATGGCCGCGGGTGTCGATAAATTTTGAAAAAAGATATTTTCTTAAAGGATCTACGATTGCGTTTGGTCCAATATTTCCGAGCGCGGGTGCAGTGAACTCATTATTGTTTGTTCCTTCTAGGACCATGTTTTGATCAACGATGTCAGTTGTGCTTTCATTATCGGAATCATCCATTAAGGGAATGGGTGGTGCCAGGCTATAAGGATAATAATTACTCATATCTGAAATGCCGCGGCCGCCGGGCCACCATGGTCGAGGCACAATTTTTTGTTGGTCCATCATTTCTGCGAATTGGGTGGCGGCGCCGGGGAACGTGGTGCCCCACGGTACCGGAAAGGGTATAAAAATTAATTCGGCTTGGGCGCCTTTCGCTAGCTCATTGTTGGTAATCTCTTGGGCGTATACAACACCATCTTTTCCGGTAAAAAAAGCCATGTTTTAGTAGCTTCCTCCCCCTTTCGAGCCGCCCATGTAGCCGGGGCCTGGGGCATCGGCGCCGGCGCCGGGTGCTGGCGCAACATAATTGCCGCTTTTACCAAGGCCTGGCTGCAGCGACTTAAATTTTTGTTGTGGCGTTTGCCCTTGTACATTTGCTGCGACTCCAGTAAGGGCTCCCCACTTGCCGCTGCCGGGTTTGACCTCGACACCATCAGAGTACACTCCGCCCATCATTCCGGTCAGTACTTGGCCGGCCATAAAGTCGCCGCCCTTTGTTAGTTGGTAGTCCATAGATTCCATCTCAGGGGCATCGAACATAAATCCAGTGCAAATATATTCGGTGCCTACTTGTGAAAAAAAGTCTGCATTATATAATTGTGATGTTTTAACTGCCATTTTAATTCTCCTCTCCTTATTAATTAGTATTATAAAAAAATAGATTTATCATTTAGGCTGTTTCCTTAAAGGGGTATGTTGTGGCGCTGTGTACAGCCTGATGGGGGGATATAGACGTGCCTTGGGCATCTAATTCAAAATCACTCGGTTTTAAAAAGAAATATTCATCATAAATGGGCAAATCTAGAATATCATAAACCTTCTGGTTAAATATTGGGTTCTTATATTTTTTAAGGCGACACATTAATAATCCATCCGAGACATTGTTTAGTTGTTTCGCTCGTTCCAGGGACAAAGGTTTCCAACTGGGGATTTTAACAGAAGAGTTAAAAGCTGTTTCATAGCTTGTGGCACCTTTTCCGGGCTCGACGTGGGCGTAGCCAGATAAAAATTCAATCTGTACTAAATTTTGATGCCCGAACCAAAAATCACTAAATTTGCTAGCAAACATTGTTTCATCATTGGTGTTCTCTGGCGTGATATCATAAAGATCCTGCAGGTACATTTGAGTGTAGTGAACCTTTTTATTTATTGCGGCGTGGAGAGGGGCTACATGGTTTGCCATTAAAACTTTTATTTGGTTTGGTAGTTCATTAAGTGCTTTTGTAACCGGCCACTGCCACGTATTTTTCGCGGTAGGGCTGGCGTCAGGTGGAACAAAACTGTTCAAATAAACTCCTATGGAGCTTTTACTTATATCTGCATTAAATGTTCCTAATTTTATGTCTTTAAACCCCAAATTAAAATAACCTTGTGCGACCAAAGCTGATAAAAATCTTAACTGCCCAAAGTTTGATGCCCATGGAACATGCTGGCCTTGATCTGAATCTAGTTCTTGTTCATCTTGTGCATTCGGGGGCAGCGGTTCGTCGTTGGGGCCACTTTCGCCGCCCAGCATCAAAGGATCTTCAGGGGATGCCCACTGTTCATGATCAAAAACGGCACCTTTGTGCGCCAAAGATTGATATGCGTTAAGAATTCCTTTCATTTCAGAATTAACTAAGTGTATGTCCGGAAACTGAGTGCTTTCAAAATAACCTAGGTAAGAATTGTCCCCGGGATCGCCAAATAAATCATACTTATAGCGAATTATATTATTTAAGGTCTTGTCCCACCACATAGAGGTACCTATGGTTTTTGGCAAATATGTATGATTCAAGCTTACCGTGAAGAACCTTCCTTGGGTCTCTTTAATTGATGTTAAAATGTTGTGTTGCGTGTTGTTTAGCCCCAATTCGAAAGGGATACTAAATGCTTTTTTTTCAATATTATCGGCATCTCCTGGTAGTTCGTTTTCAAGAAAATAATTTGAGGTTTGTGAAATCGATTTTTTTTCATAAGAAGAACCCGAGCCGTGGCCAACAATTGGTATAACCTTTAATCCAACATTATACTCAGAAAGATTTTTTACGTCACCAAAGAAATCATAAGCTGCGGTCATCTTCGTGGTATCTACTATTTCAGGGCCTCCATCAAAAGTGTATTCTACAGTAATTTTTCTTTGTGGGATGGAGGGTCCAGTTGGTACTTTAGTAAAACTTTTCATTATCGGAGATGTGGTACCATCTTCATTTACATGTTTTGCTGTAGCTGCTTTTGGAATTTTAGCAATAGCAAAAGACTGAATAAAGCTTTTTAACTGAAGTGCAATCGTACTAAACATCTCGTATACAGTTGTTATAGAGTCTGGGGTTGCTGTGTCCGGGTTTAACATATTTTTAATTGTGACATCCCAGACTGGCAATTGGCTGGGTTTAGAGGAGGACTTAGAGCGCATAACTTGTGTCATAAATTTAAGCGTACCTATGACATCAGAAATTGAGGACGGTAAAACTCCGTTGGTGAAGCCCAGGCCTTCAATCTCGGGGGTTCCGGGGCCAGCGAGTGTTTTAAACCCTTCTTCAAAATATCCTAAATGTGAATTATAATAAAGTTGATTACCATGAGTTCCATTAGCGAGATACATATATTTTTTTAATAAACTAAGAGCTATTTGTATTGATTTAAGCTGATCTTGTAAATAATACAATGTTGGATCATATAATTCAAATTCGATTGAATATTTAAATTTACCTTTTGTTGTGCGCTTAATATCATAGTCCGTAAAAGAATAGTGTTTTATTCGGCCATTGAAGCCTGAATTAATCTTTACTGGTGTTAGAGAAGAAAGAACAACATCGGGCCACCATTTACCGCCGGCGTATGTGGATGGAAGGTCGCCGGTCTGGTTCTGCTCGCCAACATGAAAATAAATATTTGGATATTTATCATAAATTAATTTTCTCCCCCCATCATTGACGATACTATTGGACACGTCTACGCGCTCCCTAAAAACCTTAAATGAGATGGGTTTCGGAGACATATCAAATACGGTTGATAACTCAGAAGGATTAAATGATAATTTATCTATTAATGCAGGAACTGCGCAATGCTTTCTAATTAATTTACCCCAATCAATACTAAAAAATAATTTAATATGATTTAAGTTATCAATTGATGAGATAAGGTTTGAAAATATTGCTGGTCTGTCTAAGCCTGCTACTTTAGTTGTTGATCGTGAATCAATATAGCTTCCTCCAAATATTGATTCTATGGCGGGATTAAAATTGGCCATTTGTTTCATTATTATTGTCTGTCTAAAGTCTTGTATGCGATGGTTTGGCACGACTATGTAATCTAGAAATGGCTGCGGGCGGTTGTACACGAGCCCATCTCCTTGTTCCTCATCAGATACATGGCTTTGGCCGGCCAGATATTTTAAAGTTTTATTATATGTCTGGTCAACCACAGTTTTATCGGGCTTTCGAACGTTCCCAAACCAAAGCTGCCCCTTGAGGTGATTAAACATGGCATCTCGTGTTGCAGAAAGCTCCGGATTGTCGTATACGCTTTGATCGTTTGAAACAAAAAATATCATTCCCGTGTCTTGAAGCTTCTTGTTCTGAATAATCACTTCTGTAGCCATGCGGCCGTGGGTTTTAGTCAGGTGCTTCTGACCGACCGCTTGAGCCGGATTACCGGGCACAAGAGCTTCTCCTGAGTTCCACGCCCCAGTCTCGTCTGATAACAGTTGCGTGGCGTCGAACCCGCAATATGCTATAGCAGCCAAATGAGCGGGAGAGGTGCCATTTAATTGTGCTTCCATTCTAATAGGAATCTTGTAGACAACAGTGCCGTCTGGTAATGTTTTTGAATATTTTTGCCTAATATATGCAAGCTTCTGTGATGCATCCCAGCCCGGGCCGTCAAGAAACTTGCCGGGCTGCATTAAATGAGTAAATATAGATTTTTCACTTTTATACTCAAAATCAATCTCCTTTTTTAAATTCCAGAAGTCTGTAACGCCTGCATCTAAATTACTTACTACCGTTACAACTGATGGGTAATCATAGGTGGTGCGACCGGACATTAACTTTTTATAATAATCTTTGCCGGCGGCGCCGCTAAAAAGTAATAAATTTATTGATAGATGTTTTGTTATATCGTCATCGAAAAGAAAACTCCAAAAATCGTCACTATCAATACTTGGTATTTCTAAAAATAAATCAAAAGTAACTTTTAATACATCTTCGTAGCTGCCATATGTAGGAAGAAGAGAGGGCACGTCGGCGACTTGGGCAGCGCCGTATCCGGGGATGTTGGTTTCTGCGGTGGCCAACACGGTCGTGGATTGATCAATATGAGGCGCCTGATCGTATTTATTGTTCGATAGCGGCTGAGAATTGAGTTGTTCTAAAGTAATTCTATTAATATAAACATTTGGCAATACAGAATCAAGTAGCCCATTAAATTCATAACTCATTAACAAGGATCTCCCGGAGGTTGATTTTCTTTTGTAGCATAAATATTTAATGCATAAAGAGTTTCTTTTCTAGCCTCACAGTTAAATACTTTATCGGCATAAATATTTTTAATTTTGTCTTCGGTGCGCCTGAGTTTACAATACTCTTCTTCATTTATCTCAAAATCATAATCGATATCAAAATAATAATCAACGCGGTCGGTGGACTTGACATCAGTATCATCGCCTGCAAAATATAATTTTTTTAACACTTCAGAAGCAGAGCCAGATATTATCTCGCCAGTTTCTGGGTCTTTTTTTTCTATCGGATCTCTCCTAAAAACTTCTAATTCAAAATTTTCTTTTAAAAATTCAGTATTTACTTCTTCTATTTTCAATAAAGCAAAATCTTCTTTATAAATTAAATATGTATTATCGCTAAATATAATGGGAGTGTCTTCATCATACATAGCTTGATGGGCTGCTACATCTTCACCCACTTGTGGCATTTTTTCCCACGTGCCAAGTGTGTTTTGTTTTTCTACATCTGCTTGATATCGTTCAAGGCGGTACATTATATTGCACTCTAATTGTGGAATAAAAGTAGTTGGTATGTCTGCGTTTGAGCCAGTAAGAACAATTGATGAGCCGGTTAGCTCGGCTTTATAAAATCCAATATCCCAAGCTGCTATATTATTAGAATTAAAAGCAGAATTGCCAATTGGCTCTAAAAAAATATATGATTTTTCAGGAGTCTGAGTTAGGCCCATTTCATTCTTTTTGTCCGGATAAACGCCTGGCATTAAATTGTGAGCCAAATTTGGGTTTACAGAAAAGACGCCGTACTCAGAAGGCCTATAGAGTCTTTGTGCCTCAAAGCGCATGGTTTCCTGTTGTATACGCCCTTCAATCTCGTTTTGTAATTCTTTTGTTTTAGTCGCTGAACCGCTTTGAGTGAAGCGTTTATCATAAATAATATCGCTGTCAAAGAACGCGTACATTGCTGGTTTAAACGTACCAACAGAAAGCTTGTATCTTCCATATGAAGTTAGTTGTAAGTCAATGACTCTCTCTTTTGGGTCTAAAAAACTCATCTATTAATACTCTCCACCGCCCGGGCCGGCGGGTGGCTTTGGCGTGGTACCGGGCGGTTCGTGTTGCTCTTCCGTGATCTGTGTATGGGGCTGATCTGCTGTAACCGTTTTAGCTGCCGACTCTTCAAAAGAAATCGCCGAGCCACTGGTAAGTGATAATAATGATGGATGTGGCTCTAGTTTGTATGTAGAATCTATTTTAGCTAACTCCACTAAAGAAAAGAAATCATATGGCCAATTAAAACTATAATTAGGAATTGAAAGAGGACCTTTAAAAGTTGGATCGAGACCCATAGCTGTTTGAGCTTCAGATTTTTCATTTTTTGCTGTTATATCAAAATAATTAGTTTTTGCTTTTTGTTTTACTTTAAAAACAATCCATTGAATATCACTTGGGAGGCAGTGTGGCAGACAGCCCGGGTCGGAGGGGCGGCTATTTAATAAATCAAATCCTTTCCAGCTTTCTCCTGTTGGGTCTTCATCAAAAGATTCATAACGTCGTAGAAGATCTAATGAGATTGTTGCTTGAGACCCTGTTACAATTGTGCTTAAACTTGTTGGTGGTAAATTTTGCCATATATTAGACAAATCTTGTTGTGACAGTTGTTGTGAAAACTCAAAAATCATCATTGCTAAGGGCTTAATACTCTTATTTGTTAAGAAGTCGAAACGAGGAGGGATGACATATTTTTTCATTTTCTTAATCATTTCATAAATACTTTGAGCGGGCTTAAGAGTTTTAAAAGGTTTTTCTGTTTGTATATACTTGTCGACCCAGTAATTAGGTTCGGCGGCATGCGCTGGTGGTGGTGGCCTTAGTGCAGCATTCGCCCAATCAATTGTTTGTCTGTGGATTCTAAAATATCCTTTAGTGTTACTACTCATTGCCCAAAACGGTATTGCAACAATGGCTTCGGAGATTTCTTTACCCTCTTCTGGGATTCGACCCAACTTTAACTGTCTAGCGTCCATGCCTACAAGATCTCGCAGTGATTCTGAGCCTGTTACATCCTGGAGTGTTAAGAAGACTCCGGAGCCAGGATTTGGAATAGAGCCGTATTGATGCCACATTCCTTTTGCAACCGATCCAGACCCAGTAATTGGCAATGTAATATCAGCACTATTAAAGTCTAGTATGGGGCATTCCCATTTGGGTTGTATCACCCATTTATGTGTTTCGGATACCGGGTCTGTAACAAGTTGATTCCAATTTAAAGAAGAGGAAAGCTGCATTGCGCTAGCGGCGGCCGTGGATCCAGCATAACCTAATCGAGTACATTCTCGGAAGTAGGTGGCCGTTTCTTGGGCGCCGGCCAATATTTCAGTTATTGGTGTTTCGCCCCCAATATCGGAGGTATATGTAACTTCAATATGGCTATAGCCGTTATAATAAGGGGGTGTAAAAGGCTCAAAACTAGCTTCATACCCGTATGAAGAAGAAGCGGCACAAGGAGGTCCAAAAGATGACCCATAGGCATGCATTGTTCCACTCACACCTACAAAGCTAGATGAATAATCTTGTTTAGTTGAACGATTAAAAGCACGGTTATACATCGTTATAGTGGGTGGGTTATAGTCGTAAGAAAGACTATCATATGAGCGCTGCTGAGAAGCTTCGAGGTACGAATTTTCTAAATTTTCTAAATTATCCCACTTTGAGTGGCCTACAACAATTCTCATCTTATATTCTTTATTTTTTTGAACAGTTATTATATCTGTGTCTGGCCTTGAAGATATGGTAGAGAGGCTACCGCCCTGTAAGAAAAATGATGGGGTCTCAGCTAAAAAGTTATTCATTGCATACCGATACAGTGGGTTCTTTGCGACGCCGATGCTAGCTGAGCCCCAGCTCTGCGATAAGTAGGGTCCAGATTGTGGATATGGTTCTCTGGATTCGATTAGTCTTCCACGCAAATAATAATCCGGATTGGCTAGCGCTTCAAACGGTACCCGAGAGGCAAACGAACCACTAAAGCGCGGATCGCCCCCATCTCCACTTCCAAACCGAGCACTACCTGTTACTGTAGTCGCGGAGACATCCGTTATAGGATAATCAACAGAGATTCCAGATTTAATTGAATTATATAATATTCCAGGAGATAATATGGGTTTCAGCACGCCCGACCAAATCCACCTGTGCCACGAGCCAGGGATCTTGGCATCAATTGTAATATTGTCCGCATAAGATGAGCTAAATAATGTTGCCAGTTGTAATGTTCTCTGGGCGGGATAAAAACCATCATATGGTAAAAACTTCATTAGTCCTTTGCATTCAAGCTTAAGTTCGGTGGGAACCGCGGTTTTTACGTAATCACTTCGAACTTGATTAAAATGTTCCATAAAATCGCTCGTTGAATATACTGTATAAAAAGAAGAGTCCCCGCTGCTAGAAAGAGTTGATCCAGTTAAAGTAAGAAAATTAGGATTATCGACTAAAAAGTTCTCTGTTGCTTTTGGATTGTTGTTAACATAAAAATCCATATGTTCACTAATTCTAAACTCTGGTATGATTCCATAATCTTTGCCTAGTCTTTTTAAATCTTCAATATAATATTCATATGAATCGTAAAAAGGATTGATGCCAGCTTGGGAGCCGGCTTCCCAAAGTGTTTGGCCTCCGTGTATTTCTCCCGGGGAGTCCAGCGCACCGGTAAAAAGAGCGCCTGGAAATAGTTCCGGAACCGCTCGACAATATGTGGCCGCGGCATTTCCAAGAGTGTACTGGTACAGGCCGCCGTAGTACATGCCCTGTGGGAAGATGGTATAAATATTTTGTAGCTCGCCGGGATCATTCGTTGTGCAGTTACTAAGAAAACCATACAATGATTCACAAGAAGCCATCCATGTGCCGCCAGTAAGAAAGTCTGTGCGTGCATCTAGTGGCCAGATACTATCGGATCGGTAGACCCCGGGAGAGAACGTGGACGCTGACGGGCCCTGTGAGTTGATGCTCGTGTTGTAGCGATATCGATCGGCCCTAGCGTCTCTCCAAAATCCATTTTGAAAATTGTCTCGCTGTCTTGTGCTTTTCAAATAAGTGTAGTGTTCCCGAGGATAAATTGTTTGTCCCAAAGTCATATTTACAAAGTTACTAACTGGATTTGCAACTGAGCCACTCATATCTTTTCTTAAAATAAAATGATTTAAAGAATCATAAATTAAAGTCTTTGGCACTTGAGTAATTGATTGCCCAATTTGCCCGGCTAGTATATAGACAAAACTTTCTTTATCTAAATCTAATGAGCCCGATACTTTTTGAGGAAACCAATTTTTTTCATTCCCGTAAGTGTGTCTAATTGTTATTGGTGCTGTGGGAGAATCAGCTTTGTAGTTTTCTTTTATTATTAGGTCGTGTTTGAATGGCTTAAACTTAGATGTAACTGGCGGCTCAATTTGAGAAACTATAGTCTTTTTAAACTTTACTTTCCCAGACGCTGTGCCTTCTAAAGCTAGCTTTAAAAATGATTGTCTGTTTTCTTTTCTGTGTGTTCGGATTATGGGGTTATCGCTTCCTCGCGTTTGTTGCCAAGAGGCCCATCCATAAGGGCCGTGTCGGTGGAGATTTAAACCATTTAAAATTTGAGATGGATCAAGGCCGGCGCCGATTAAATTGTTGCTATAGCCCAGATATCCATCAGATGAACTTAATGTATTCGAGGTGCTTGTAATCGGATCAATAATTAACGTATTTATTCCAGCAAAATCAACTTTATTTCCATTCGCATCTTCAATTTGGCTTTGCGATACAAATGTAATGTCTGTGGAGGCCAAGCTTGCATTGCTAAAATCTGGCTGTTCAAAACCATAAAGTGCTGCGCCATTATAGCCATTCATAACACTAGCGGTAATCCATTGATATTGTAAATCAGTTTGTGGAATCTGATGCTGCACAAACCAATTGTCATTTCTTTTTGGGCCTTCCTCGGTAAGATAGTGGGAGGCGCCTGTGAGATAACTTACAGAAGAAGAAGCTGGGTAATTGGCGTTGGGGACTCCTAGGTCGTTGTTGTTGTCATTTATTCCCCCGTCTTGTACACCATCGGGAATTCCAGGCGTAACGTCATCATAATAATTATCACCCATTCGCCACCACGAAATTAGATTTGCCGCTTTCGAGTGAGTGTTTAAATTGCCCGGGCCAGAAAAGGCGCCATAAAGACCAGAATCGCCGTCATGAATTTCTTTAATTTCCGCGGGGCTTAAATCCACATTCCAATAGCTCACTTCATCCATAGAGCCGTTATAATTGTACCCTAGAGCCTCATTCACAGCTATGGCTCCAAAAATCAGTGGCGCGCTGCTGTCAGCAAGTCTTGCTATATTATCCTCTGTTGCAGTGTACGGAAGAGATGTGGCGCCGTTTATATAAATATTAAAGTCTTGAGTAACGCTATTAAACGTCACTGCAATGTGCTGCCATATATTATCAGTAATAGAATCTGCCGGAGTGAAATACTCTTTTCCGGTAGCTCCTCCCTGATGGGAGACCCATGCTGAAACTCTAGGGTTGGTATCATCGTAAAGAGCTACATAAAATCGCGAGTTTTGTGGAGTGCCGTAGTCCCCTAGAGACGCAATAACATTATACCCGTCAGTTGTCACGGTGGGATTGATCCAAGCAGAAAATGTAAACTTAGTTCCAACCCCTACATTGGTACCGGTAGAACCAGAAAGATACTGAAAACTTGAAGATACAAACTTAATATATTTCTCATTAGAAAAGTTGGCCGTATCCTCTGTCAAGCTTATTGTTCTTACTGCATTTCTGTTAACTTTATGAAACGACGCGGTACTTGCATAATTTAGAACGCTCACAGACCCGCTTGTGCCGGGATAAGTCTCTCCTGCTAAAACATAACTTGCAGAGTTTTGTGTATCACTAAAGTATCCAAATTGTTTTGTGTGGTCTGTTAGTAGTTCTTGGAGGCTCTCGCGAACAATTAAATTGCGCCATGGCAAAGAATTGTATACTGAATACTCTTGAGATTCGATATCCAAAAAGGCGAAGCCCATTGTTGATGGGTCTCCAGGTGCAGAGAACCTATTAACAATGATATAATCATTGCGCGCGGTGGAAGTTAAGCCATTTATAACAACTTCTTGTCGGCCTCTTTGTGATTGCGAAGTGCCTGGGAGACCGTAATCTAAAACGCCACTTATGACCTGGGAACTTACCGAACTCGCAGAAATGCCTTCATTCTTAGTGAAATATCGATTGTTGATTGAACGACCGTTGGTCATTAAAACTTCATAATCTTTGGTATAATTGCCAATATTTGTTAGATTTGAAGCCGTCGTTTGCTGAATGTTTCTAATATTTACGGGGCGTTTGGCTATTTCGTCTCTATAGTATAGTGCAAATGGATCCTGGCCCATTACGCCATGCATTTGGATCGTTGGTGAGGTCGAGGGTACCTTGAGGATCCACCCCTCCGCACGATTGCTCCTTTCATCTGACCCAGTGTTTAAAGCGGCGTGTCTGTACTGGAGGCCCCCAACAAACTTTTCTGTAAACGGGCTTTGCGTGGGGACTTCTTTGTCAAAACCATAAATATCGCTGTGGAGGTTTGTGATGTCGGCTCCCGACATAAAATTTGTTACAATTGTATCATGATACCCCCCGTCAATAGACGAACTATACAAACTGAATGGCATCAATATAGCACCTTTCGCTCTATCGTAATATCCCCGGGCAGTCCCCGGTCCCGTCGCTTGTGAGGTCCATTTGCGCTTTTTCCCTAAACCTAAGTCGTCATTGCAGTCTTTAAGGGGCGCCACGGAAGCAAAATTCTTAAAGTTATCAAAGTAGTTCAAAGACCAAACAAAAGACATCAAACCAGTCTCTTTTCGGGCCTTGACTAGGTTGAAATTATAATTTTTATTCGGATAATAATTCGATCCGCCCTTGATCGTACGAGATTCATCGACTTTAAGTTTGTATGGTTTGGCTAATCGGCGCGTTACAAATGTAGAGCCAGAATAAGTTGTGCTAGTTGCATTATCATAAAGCATATAATCTTTGGCGTTCGTCTCGTTGTTGATGGAATCAAGCATTGCTTGTTTGTCGCTATCAACGCTTGGATCGCCACTTGCGAGAGCGTCTGTTCTTTCTGCCCTGTCTTTCCACCAAAGACACTTATCAGATTGAGTGTTACTAAGAAGGGGATCGTGGCCATATTCCCAATCATATAAAAGTTCATTAATGCCAAGTATATTTCCTTCGGGTACTGATTGTTTATCTTCTATCGTTGGATATTGCCATTTATATTTATTTCTTTCTAGAACATGACTCTCTACTAGTGTGCGAATATTGCTTCCATGTTGATCACTAATATCTGCTGAGGCGGGTACCAAATAACCAAGAAGTACATCTAAAGTTTGGTCAACCCACTTATAAAAATCAATATATTTATCTAAATCTGGTGTGTTCCCTACTCTCTCGAAAAAAAGCTCACGAAGCTTTTCCATGTGTTTGTACTTGTCACGATATTTATTTACTGGCTCTCCAATCAAATTATTAAAATCTTTGATTGAGGAAAACATTCTTATCATTTCTTCAGAAATAGATTGGTACATGCTTTTTTCAATATACATGTAATAATTCGTTGGTCTAAGTAGGTCGCCTTTATTAAAAGAAATATCATCATCGGTCAAAACCTTAACCATATCTGAGCTATTAATAAACTCTGGTAATTGTTTTTTTGCTGAATAGACATATTTTCTGTTAATAGAACCAGAAAAACTGGCAGGAAAGCTGTGGCCTTTTGGTAAATACTGTTTGCCTATAATGTTTCCGATCCAATTATAGCGGTTTTGTAGACTGGTAGAACCAGATGAAAAATCTTCCCCAATAAATTCGCCGCTGGAATCAGAACCAGTTAAAGTATCAAAAGTCCAATTTAATGCTAGTGTATGAATTTCTGGTACGCGAGTTCCAGCCATCGAAGTTTGATATAGATATGCACTTTTATAAGGGCTTGGCACTCCATAATTTTGTACGTCCTGGGCATGCTGCTGTATTGTGCCTGTGGCTAAGTGTGATAACCAAACTCTAGTGGACGAAATATTTCCATCCGATTGTTCTTGCAGCGAACCAGAAAAGTTAAGGCGGTGGGCTCCGATATAAATACTTTTTGGATTGTTAAGAAACCTTTGGCCATCTGTGGCACTGATGGTGGATGTTAAGAAAAATTCATTTTTAGTGGTGTCTAATACTTTTTCTACTCCATAAAATTCTACTTGGTAGCCAGTTGAAGTAACATTGGTGCTGCTAGCAGACGGAAGATCTGCCGATGGATAAATATTGGGCCGGATCGCCACAGAAAAAGTCCAGCGGGTGTCATCGAATACTTCATCAAAATAGCTGCTTGTTAGAGTCGGCATAGTTGTTGATCCGACACCGGTTAATTTAAAATAACATCTCTTTGAAAAATCGCTATCTCTGATGGCATAAACTTGAAAATTTGCATAGTCGGTTGCTGCCCATGTTAAATCATTCTCGGTAGTCCCACCCACCTGGTGCATTCCGAAAAGAGAGGCGGTTCTAAACGGCTCATATGCTCTAAAAGACTTACTTGAACCCTCACTGGATTGGACTGCCGTATTAGAATCTGCCATGCTATGGCGGATCGGGAATGCAGTTTCTGTTTCCATTGTAAGCGCCATATAATCGCGCTCGTTGGTTGTTCCAGAGATGAATGATGTAGAGTTCGGATTATTGCTTGAAGAAACTGGAAACACTGTTGCTCCGTATGTTCCAGTTAATGTAAAATTTATGTATTTTTTGAATTCTGCTATTGATTTATAATTATCTTTTAGTTGATAAGTTACGCGGTTGCCATATAAATTTATTTTATAAACTTCGTTGTCGAACCCAAAGCAACGAATAAGATTTCTAAAAGACTTCTCTGTTCCTTTGGTCTTATAAATATAGACAATATTATTATATATATTTTGATAAATGAGGTTCTTAACCTCATATAGTTTTTGTTTGAAAAGTGATTTATCTTCTCTATTTCTAAACTGTGCTAGCGCGGTGGCATCAGAAAATAATTCAGGAAAATACGAAAAGCCAACAGATTCTAATAACCTATCAGAAAATGGAAAGGTCTTAAAGCTTGAGCTTAAATAATTTTTATGTTTTAATTTTGGAAGGGCCCATACTTGATTTGCTAAAGAATCAAAGTAACTACCAATAATTTGAGTAAGGTTTCTTAATGGAGTGTGTTCCTTGTTTTCATCCTCATCCAAAATCCAATTTGGCAATGTATGATAAATCGCTGCATTGTTTGAATAATCATAAACTTGCCCTTCGTTCTTTTTTGTTTCTCTAAGGGTGAGGACCTCTGGGTGGAAACTATACAAAATTGGGTCTTTAAATTCTTTTGTAACTTTTCCTGATTCAACCATAGCAGAATTAGTACTTCGAGCAGAAGAATTGTATCCTATAAAGTTACCATTACTAATTCTTCCGGAATAATCTAAAACAGTATTATCAACTGAGGATGTCAGTGTAATGCCTTCATTAAACTTATAATATATCCCTAGCGCAGTGTTGGCGTCATCTGTATTCGTGCCGCCTCCAATTGGCTCAATATAATATCTACCAACTTGTTGAGATGTGCGCGCGGTTTTCCAAAATCTGAATTCATCTAACGAGCCGGATAGCTTGCCCCATCCCAAAGTAGGATAGTTGGTGCCAGAGGGGGCCGTGGCCAAGGCGCCTATAACTGCATTAATGTTGCCGCTAACATAATCAATCGATGAGCCGGTGATGATGGTTTCATCACATACCCCGTCAACAAATAAATTAACTTCAATGTTGCTACCAGTGTTCTTAAAAGTGAATGCATAGTGATGCCAACTATTGTCTGTCACCGATGAAACTGTTATATTACTGCCGATTATTTCATTTGAAAAACCAGAGGTGCCAGACATATAAGTAGCTTTAAAAGGACTGCCGCTCGCGGCCGATGTTAATTCTATAGTCAGGCGTCCATAGTTTGCGCTTGAAGAGGCAAAATTGTTTGTATATAAATCAAAAAGTACTTCTTGATTAGTTAATGAGGCACCTAAAAATTCATCTTTTTTCAACCAAAATTCAACGGTATTACCATCAATGCCACCTATTTTAAGATTTGATTCTCTATTTTTAGAAGGCTCCCATATATTTGCATAGCCGCTTTTGTAGTCACCAGTGATATCTTGAATATCTTTTCCTTTTGTTCTTTGGGAAGTGTTTGGGCCGCCCTGTATAGAAATATATTCATATGAAGATGTGGGTGGGGCCCCGTATCCGTCCGATAAAGCCGCTTGGGTGCCCCATCCTTCACTAGAAAAAACAACGTACCCATTAGTTCGAGGATAATTATTTTCAAAAATATAAAGATCTAAATAAGATGAACTTAATTCCCATTGGATGCGTTCTTTTAGCGAGCCATCATAAGGATATGTCTTATAAATTGAATCGATTGCGTCAATATAATATTTTTCTGCGGACCCAAAGCGAGCAAAATGTTTCGGCTGAGAAAAATCAATAGGGGGAATAAATTTTTCTTTCTTGTTGAAATATTCTGTCATATACGCAACAGATTCTACTTCAGACCCTAACGCTTCTCTGCTCTCATTTGTTAAAATAATATCTTTTTGACCAAATAATTTTTTATAATTTGTGCTCATATTAATCTACTCTAAATATAAATTCTTCTGGTTGCTCAGTATATTGGCTATTGAGATAATAAACGAATTTAATTGCATATGTATTGTCCGGCTCTAACAATGACATGTCTATATCAAAATAACTTCCGCTAATGTCGTATGATATTCTTGTTTGGTTGGCGCTGCCGGTTCCGTAAGAGATTGCTTCTGTCCCGTCATCAACCCGAACCACTTTATAATAGGCGTCTTGAACCAAATCAATAGGTGCAACAACAGACGCTACGGTATAAATGTTTGGATTCCAATCTTTCTTGCGTGTATACAATCTAAATCTAGCTACTGTGTTTGTATTTGAATAAGAAGACTTTAAATTGGTAATCTTTGATACGTATTGTTGGCTCGGGCTATAGCCATGACCGGGCCATCCCTGGTTTAAACTTTTGGGTTCAATCGTGCCCGTGAAATATTGCGTGCTCCCACTGTGCCAAACATCAAATATTCTAGTTAAAGAAGTGGAGCCCGTGTAAGCAAAAGAGGCGGAATATATCCCAGTTGATACATACCCACCAGTTACATTATAAAGATCACTAGAGACACCGCCGCCGGCGCTTAATACTAATTTTGATCCAGAAGGTGACGCATTATCAGAGGAACCCGAATAGATGCTAATATAAATGTTTCCTGTCCCAATCGCCGGAATATTTTTTAATTGGCCGCGGACATAGTTATAAAGATAAATTGTATTTAAATTGTCAGCAGCTGGGGCCAGCGAACTACTATAATAAAAATTTCCCCGATTATCTCTTTTAGAAGAGTCCCAGCGCGCCTCAAGGACAGGCCTCTTAAAGAAAAATTGTGATCCTCTAGCAAAGAATTTTTTAGTATAATATGAATTAGTTGTGTCTTCTTCGGTTGAAGACAACTGAATACCAACACCGTAATTTGATTTTGAACCTAAAATACCTCCGGAACTGTTAATCCATTGTTCAACGAGCGGAGTAATATCTAATTCCATATCCTCGAAACCGGTGTCAAAAGAGGCGGTAAAAGAAGAAGAGGCGTCTGCATAATAGTCGCCGCCTTCGGTGGCCCACGCAGTATAAGCAGACCCGCCTGTAAAAAGGGCGTTGGCGCCCTCCTGTGATCCAGTTACGGTGACAAAGGCGGCTAAACTACTAGTCAATGTGTTGGTGTTAGCTGTGGTACCAGCAGCTGCTGCATAAATTGTTACCACAGCAGAATCCACAGAGGCTGAAAAATCAGCGCTCGCAGAGTTATTAATTATTGTCTGAATGTTGGTGGCCATGGCTGCTTCGCTAGTGCCTGTCAAGAAATAATTGGCTGTCCAGGCGCCGCCGAGCGACGTGTCCCAGGATGCTGTGGCAGTAAACAAATAGTTGGCCGACGCGCCGGTTAAAGTAATTGTTTCACCAGCAGCTGACGCTGTGGCTACGCTTGTTATTGAAGCGCTAGCTGCAACGTCCGTATCGCTTGCATAAATCCAATTGGCTTCGTCCTCGTCGGAATATTCTTCCATATCGAGGCCTAGGCCTTCTTGCCAAGTTCGGGACACCGCAGAAACAATTAAATTGAAATTTTTTGGAACTGTTTGTGAGTGTTTAGCACTAAACATTCTTAAATAAAAAGAAACGCTGCCTGATGCTGGAATATTTCCTTGGCTCCTGTCATAAGAAATATAGCCAGCAGTTGTTCCGGTGGATGGGAATTTAATAAGGATTCTCTCTAATTCGGAAGATGAAGTGCTAGCTTGTGCATAAATCGAAAATACTTCAAGTACATCTGACTGTCCCATATTCCCACTTACACCACGAGTAGACAAATTTGCTTTATAGGCGTTTGTTATTGTTGTATCCGCGTCTGCTGTATATCTTTTAATGGCCATTATAATATTGTTCCTAGTATATCTGAGTCGGGTATCTTAATCTCAAAAATGGTATCGGATGGCGGAGTAACATATCTCCCATCAGAAGACATGGCATCCTCGATGCTTATTGGTGAGTCTGCATAGGCGGCGCCGGATTTTACCACGATATCAACATTAATGACATCCATTACGTCGGGCACCGATTTTAAAGTTTGATAAACATCAGTTATCAATAATGGCTCGCCTATATAAAATGTTTTTGCAAAAACGCCTTGTAAAACTGCTATGCTTTCGTTTAAAACATCGTATTTATTAACACCAGGAAAAGCCAATGCTTTAAATTCGATGCCTATGTTGGCGATCTTAGCATCCAATATGTCAACTGTATCATTAATCATTTTATATTGATTAATCCATGTTTTTAAATTGCCCTTAAGGGTGCCATTGCTTGTAACCAGCTTACTATCAGTGTCTTCGGAAATAACATATATATTAAGATTTCGCTGATTATAGGAATCAGAATCTAGTTCAATGGTACACCTTTTAAGTTTTCCATATTTCGAAGGCATATTATAAGCTATACTAATATAATCTTGTTTTGTCACGGCTCTATATTGTGCAGCAAAATTACCAATCGCGCGATGTTTTAGTTCGTCTGGGCCTGTTAGCGCCATATCACCAATAATAGGCTCTTCATTCAGAACTGATAAACTATTAATTACAGCATTTTTCTTAGATGTGGTCAAAGTCTCTTGTGCGTTAAACTGAAAATTTGCAGTGCCAACTTTTGTTATAGTGTTGGCTGCGGAGTTGGCATTATCGTTGGTGTTAATTCTATAGATTATTGTTAAAACAGTATCCGCTGGGGTAACACCTAATTTATCAGTCTCGTTTAATATTGACGGGTCAAACGAAGTATCCGAAACGTAATCTTTACCATGTAGCTGCAACACAACATCTGCGGGATCCTTAAGGGCTATTGGAGCCTCTTGGCTTCCATACCCAAATTGTAAATAAACACCATTTGGAGTATTATCAACCATAAATCGACGGGAGACTGATAATGGTTTTAATATATACGGGACTGTATCTGAATTGGTGTCCCTATTTAAAACTGGAACGTATATTACATTTTGTGTAAGATAATCAACTTCAAAGTACTGATTTCCATTGGCATCAAAAACAGAAACTATTTCGCTAACGTTTTGTCCATTTATGGCAATTCTTAAAAATCTTTGAAATGGCCCAATTGTAACGTCTTGGACTGCCGTTTCACCGGAGACGACTTGGCCGGCGGCGCGGATTGCATATGAAATGGGGGCTCCTGAGTCTCCATCTTGTTCTGCTAATACAATCGGATTGGTGCTTTTTGAAAAATTTACATCCTCTAATAAAGTGAAAATAGTATTTGAAACAGAATAGAAAGTTGATCCTTTTTTAAGTATGGGCTTATAATCCTCATCTGGTGAAGGAAAATTAGTTTCTGCTGGAACTGTTATATAAAAATTGCACACTCCAAAAGAAGATGGGTGGGGCCTATATTTGTAACCAAGCTCCGAACTTAATTTTAATATATTTTGAAATTCATTAGCGGTGGCTAAGTACGACTCATTGGCTTGATAATCTACATAAAAAGATAAAATATCTCCGACATAAGAAACCGTATCCAGCATTAAAGAACCAAAGGAGGCCTCAGTAAAATCTTTGAAATTATCTGGGTAATATCTTTTTACATAGGATTCTAAATCTGATCTAATTGATTCAAAATCTCTACTAGTATAATTTATGGCTGGCTTCTTTTGTGGCATCTTTATTTTTTCCTCTATCGATTTAGCTACGCATTACTAGAAACAACTACTTCTAAAGTATCATTTAAATTTAAATTTGGAATATGATATACGACTTGAAGCCCTATGGTGTGTGCTGATGTACTATTATTTATTTCTGCGGCGTCACCTAAAGCGATATCAATAATTTCTATAAAAGGCAAATATTTTCGTACTTGTTTAAGTATTTCAGCAGTTAATGATTGGTATGTCTCTTCTCCTGTGTCAAACAAGTAATTTCGGGCGCCAACACCAAAATGTGGGCGCATCATGCGCTCTCCAGGTGTTGTTAATATAATCATTTTTAAATTTTGTTTTGCAACCTCCCCCAAAGTTTTATTCAATTTATAAAATCCATCAACTGGATCGGGCTGTAAAGGTAATTTTGGAGAAAAGCCAACTGACATATTTTATTCCTTTTTAATAAATAGATATTTACACAATAATAGCCATAAAAAATCAGTTATACTAACCGCACTGTAGATTAGTGGCTCCGGAGTCGAATTATGATTCGGGCCAGTTGGCGACTAAATCTGGATCTATCATATAATATTCAACAACTTTAGATGTTTCTCCGTTAACCCATGGTGCATTTGTATCGGTGTAGTCCATAGTGGGGTGCCAGCCCGGGCGATCTTCGTTCTGGGCAAATAGTGCAGGATACAACCACGATATGGAGACCTCCCAATCACAGCCGACCTTGCCATATCGAGGATCGCCACTTCCTGCAAACCCATATAAATAATAATACCACGCTTGGTTCCAGGTATTCCAAGTGTCGGCGGCGGTGACGGCGGATTCGACGATTTTGCGGTAGGAGTGGCCGTCTAAGCCATGTTGACTGAACCGATAGTTGTTGTTTCGGCCAGGATTCGGTAGCGGGCAGAACGGGAGGGTTACGTTGAAGCCGCCGCGGTGGCTCATAACACCTTCCGTGCCCAATGTCTTGAAAGCACAAACCTCCAGCCAACTCATCGGTTCCATCTCGAACAATTTTTCTTTATCATGATTGCTGTAGCCATTGCCTTGGGAGAAATACTTCGATGGGAGCTGTGTCCATCCGAATTGCTCTTGGGCAGCACATGCGTACGCTATGGCATTATATTTAGTATAAAAAGGTGGCGGTGTCGGGAAACCCAGATACGATGCTTGAAAATATTGCCATTGTCGTGCTTTCCCCTCAGCGGTTAATCTGTCGTAAGGTACGTAATACGGCGTCTCAGTGCTTTCGGGCCCACCAACGAATGGAAGCTTGCCTTCAAACTCATGAGGCTGACCATGGACGTATGGCGGGAAAATAAAACCATCGTATGTTGGAGGCTGCTCGTCGGCGGCCATTTGTTTTAGCCATTCTTGGATTGTCTCTGGGTCTACGCCCAGTTGCTGTAGTGTTGGTTCGGTTTCTCCTTCGGCGCCTTCCAGCACTTCCGCTAAATCCTCGTCGCCTCCCCACCAAGTTGGTAATGGGGGACATGCTTCTTCTGCTTCGATAGTGGTCTTATCATCATCTTCATCCCACTTCGTTGCCAACAGCTTAGCAACAACCCCAAATGGAGTTATTGGGCCGGGCAAGAACCATGGCGTGGTCCATGATGGGTCTGTCATGTTAGCAGCCATCTGCACAGTCAACGCTAAAAATTGTTTGAGGATCTGTTCATTCGAGAAGCCGGGGGGCTCTTCGGGCTCATTGGCGGCGGCGCCCTCTATATATTGATAATCTCCTTCGATGGTTGCGGCCATGGCTTGCGCCTGCTTGTTAAGTGAATCTTTAGTCGAACTAAATAAAGTATTTAATTCAGGATACGCAGACTCCATATAATATCGATACATAAGAACAGTAATAACTACTAACTCTTTAATGGGCAAAATTTCATTTAAAAATTTATTTGACTCTTGGCCGTCATATTGGCCAACGCCGAGAATTTTTTCTTGCAAATCTCTTTTTAATGAATCAAATATTTTATCTTTATTGTGATAAAGTTCCGTAGAAATAGCCCTTGAAAAAGCCCACAAGGTAGGGGCGCCACCAACGACATTACTATAAACTAAACCTAAATTAGAATCATTTTCGGCCATGGCCGCGGGATTGGTCTCAAAAGACATCTGCTCTATGTGATTGTTTATGTCAACCCAAAAATCTGTTATATCTTCTGTGGGGGCATAATCATGTTCTACACTCTCTAAAGGAAGGCAAAGATATCTGTCTCCGGGGCTTTTTTCCCAAACAAACATCTTTTCTTTATTATATTTACTAAAATCTTCAGAATCCATGGCTGCTTGTGCCACGGAAAATACATTGCTTTCAGCATTTTCATCTATAGGGAAAAGAAGATTTAATCTCATCCCCAAAGTAAAATCAAACCATGTGTCATATGGGCTATCTAAAATTATATCTCTTACTCTATACCAAAAAGCTGCAGCGTCTCCATACCAATATTTTTTTGGCATGTACACGCTGTGCTCGCCTTCCGTGTAATGGCCTTCTTGATCTTCCGTAGTGGCGATTACACCTAAATCAGTGTGTAGAAAATTTCTAAGAGATCCTAAAAATATATTTTCATTTTCAGTATACGACATGGCACCGATTTTTATTTCTTTAGCCAAAGCAAAAATATCAACATTGGAAGAAAACATATCATTCGGAATTATTTTAGTTGGGGAGCTGTTTAATTGCCCTAATGAATTTAATCTAGGGGGGTGATAGGGTGCACCATGCCGCGGGGGGACTGGAAATGTATAGCCTCCGATAAGGTTTCCCTCAAGGTATACTAAAGGATTTTTTGTTGGATTTCGCCAGTCTATTATATGTTGTGCGTCCGCTATAGCGGCGGTATTTCGTGCAATTGCTTCTGCTTCTTGGGCCATATCAATAGCAAAATCTGGTGATGTGGTCCCTCTATTGAGCCAATGATATTTTTCATTGGCCGCGGTGGTGCCGTGATCCTTCTTTTGCCAATAATAGTAAGCATCATACTCTTCTTGGATTGCTGGGTTCTTGTTCAAATAGTGGGAAGAGACTAGCGCCGTAAATGGTTTTGTAGATTTCCAATGGCTGGCGTTGGCATGCGGATTAAACAAAATATTCCAGAATGCTTTAAAGGTGGGACAATCTTTAAGAAGAACGGGTGGGACAAATATTTCCCCGCCGGATCCGGGGTGGCGCTCTGCATCAACCTTGTCTATCATGGCATTAATTGCGTTGTGCGCGAAGTGGTCCGGGTCTGGTGACTTTGGCCAATTAAAATTTTCAAGAACTCTTTTTCGGGCATTTTCCTCTTTAAATTTAGTCCAAAATTTGTTTAAAGCTGTCTCTAGCCTGGCTTCTTCAGCCGGTTCATTTTCATCTTCTACTTCTAATTTTGATTTAAGCCGTATATACGGCTGAAAAAATAGCCCGCCTTCCCATGGAAGATCTTCGTTTATAGTGTTTTTTCCTCTAGATGGCCAAGCTGAATGTTTTTCTAATAAATTATTTACTGGGGTTGTAGGCCATGCGTATGGTGTGTCAGTTGAGCCTTGGCCAATGTACCGCATAGCTGATAGATTATCAAGAGTTCCACCTTGGGATACGGGAAATAAATTTGGAGACCAATATTCTGGTGATGAAAGGGTTGCATAATTTAGTAGCCGACTTTCTAGAACTTCTTGTGGCTGAGGTTCGTCAACTTCTGCATATGTATAAAATTTCTTTATCCATTTCGGATCAGCGATGCTTTGAATGCGATCATCTAAAACATCATTAACTTCGCGCGCGGCTTCTTTAATTAATATCCCCAAACATTCTTCAGAGGGCCTGACTTCCTCTATCGGGCCTAGGCCGCCGGGGACCTGAACCATGGGAAGACTTTCAAATTCTTCCCCCAATTGTTGACGGCCGTTTATAATCTTTGAAGAATAATCTAATAAATTGTTATAACCATCTGCGCCTATAGATGTTTGTACCGCATTGATAATATTGTTGGTTAGCAGTGGCATATACATATCTGATTCTGTAATATCTGATATTCTTACAAACCCAAAAGCAAAAATATTTTTTAAATATTCTTCAACTATACAAACTTTTGCTATTGATTTGTAAATTCCATACATTAGTGCAATCTGTGGTGCATCGGGGGTTGCAAACATACTAACAACACACTCTAAAGCTTCGCGGGCTTTTGAAACATCATTGGTTATTTTTTCAACATCAAAAAGAGGTGTGGCTCCGGAGCCTTCCTGGCAAGACTTTTTTACCTCTTGATCTGTTAATGGTATTTTATCAAACACCGCACTCTTAAACAAATCATGATGTGTTGATTGAGTGAGAATTGTTTCGAATATAAGATTAATAATTAAAGGATAGTGCTGGGTTAAAGATGTTGATTCTGCTCCGAGAAGGGCTGCGAAAGCGTTGGCAGCCACAAGTGTATTCATAGCAGGAATTTTTTCACCAAGATTTTTAAAAAACCCAATAGATAAATCATTTTCATTAAAATCTTTCAAATGATGTACCTCAGAATCTTCTGGGTCGGGCCACTCATATTCAATCACTTTATTAAGCTTGTTTCTAACAACAATTTTTATTTGAAGAGCTTCTGTCTTTATCCCTTTTGTTGTTATGGTGTTCCCAGAAAAATTAAATGCTAATAATATTTCATTTGAACTGGCGGGGATATCATATATAAAAAGACGGTACTCGGGCTCATTTGTTACGATTGTTTGATTGGTGCCGGTGGTAGTTTCGAGTGCGCTCAAAAGTCCTTTTGCAACAAACTCTTCTTCTCCTTTGTCTTTTTCGCTAAGCAATTTTACGACTTCTGCTTGTATTTTTCTATTGGCTTCGGCGATTGCATCGAGTTGTTTATTTTCTACCATTGCTTCTAATTCTAATTCGCTAGGCATATGCTTGCCTTTGACCTCATTATATACTTCGAGATAAGTTCCGAACTTATCCCCGGTGCCTAACATAATTGTTTTATAAGCGTTTATATCAACATTAAACAACTGGCCAGTCGTTTTAAAAAGATTGTTATTAAACTGTTCAAGCAGATATAATTGTGTAGGATGAGTCTGGCTTGACATTAAAGGCTTTTGGCCGACTTTTCTAGGGCTACATGGGCCACAAAATAGTGGCGGCATCATTTCTTCTAATTTATTAGCATCAAGTAGCGGTAAAATATCAGTAATATCTTTAATAAGCGTGTCTTGATCTTTCTCTGCTAATTTTATTATACTATCTGCGTCCAGAGAATCGGCTAAAGTACTAACTGTTTTTGGATCGCATAAGTCAGCAATCTTTGCATTGGCTTCATCCCACTTCTCAATGGCATCATCCCACAAAGTAGGATCAATCTGGCCTCCCACACCAGATAAAAAATCTTTTACGGCGCCGGGGCCGCAAGCAGGGGCTGGGCATAAAGGAGGAATATCTAATGGATCGTGGTTCGCATCCCCCAAATCTGCTGCATTCATTTTCTCTTCTGCGAGAACGGCTGCATCTGTGGGTGTCGTCGGCGTTGGTCCTTCTATGCAGGCATCAGACACGATACCATTGTCTTCGAAGATTTTGGCAGCTTTTGCAAACCCAACATCAAAAGAGTTGTCACCGCAATCTGTGGTAAAAAGACGCTTCATCTCGCTAGGGCTAAACCCTTTTCCTAGTTCTTTAATGGCCTCGATCAAATTTTGTATATCGCCGTTTAAACCTGATATTGTTTTTAGTTTCTCGTACTTTGCTTTTAATTCAAGATAGCCTTTGTCTACCCAAAGAGGAGAACTCATTATCATATCAGTAGGATCTAATAAATCCCACGGGCTTTTTGCAGCATTACAAACATCTCTTAAAAGGCCGCCTAATACTGATTTTTTAACATTATTTAATAAAACAAAAACGGCTGCGAACACCAACACGGTGATCAGTTTCCAAAATGCGGCGAGCATCTCGTCTCCGAAGCTTTGAACTCTATCTGTGGTCTTTTCACAGGGCTTTACTAGTGTTTTGAATGAGACTGTTGTTGTATTTTCTAATGAGCGTGCCCTATTTTGGCCAACTGTATCTACAATATCAACAACACCATCGTATGCTTCTTCTACAAAATCAAGTATTTGTTGCACCGGACTATATATGCTCATAATACAATCACAAATTACGTTACCGGATGTGTTTTCTAGCCACGCGAGCAGCTCTTCGGACATATCATCCGGGGCGCGGCCTAAAGATTTTTGAAGGGCTGGGTCGTTACAATAAAGATCATTAACAGCGGCCATTTGTCCTTCTGTCTTCGCCGCTGCAGACGCTGGAAATTTTTCTGGGAACCTGGCTCTTGCTTGTGCGTATATACTATTTTGTCGACTGGAGATCGCTCCTCCTAGCGAGGCGACTGCTAATTGCCCTTCAGGCCCTGCTTGGCGCAGACATGGAATGAGGCGTGTTTCAACCTCGACTCTTGGCATCGATTTTAAGATGGCCTTACATAATTCTTTTTTAAGTTTTTCTTCGGCGGTGCACTTATAAAGGGCGGTGGCCGCGAGTTTTACCAACTCCATAACTGGTACTTTGTGAAGCAAGCGCTTGTAAAGCGATTGTACATTAAAAACTTCTGCTTTAATAGCATTCATCATTATATCGTCACCAATATATGCCGATTCTGTTTTTGTTGCCCCCAAAACTGTTTTTCTTAAATCGGGAGACATGACCATGGTTGGGTCTAAAAGAAAAGCATCTCGTGTCATATTAAGGACAGACCTTGTGCCTTTTTTAATAGACTCCATTCTTTCAAGCCATATAGCCTCTTCAGTTTGATTCTCATCAAAAACTATTTCAGGCTCTGGATAGACAAAATTTTGTACAAATCTTAGCCATGACTCTTGAGCGGCGAAAAGATATTTGTTTTTTTCTCCATGCAAATATGAGGCGTATTTTCGTATAATTTCAGGTAAATAAAATAAAAAACCATTATTGGTTCTAGAATCAAAAGGGGGCGTGCTTTTAAGATCTTCGATGCCCTTTTGTAAAAAATATGCACTAATATTATTTTTGTCACATAAGCAGTCTGGCTCTTCACTATAAGCAATATATTGTAAATCTAAAGTTTCAGTAAATCCAATCTGAAGGGCCGCTATAGATTTGTCACTTAGCGCGGGCTTGTTATTTAATTTTAGTATACTATTTAAAATTTCTGGTATTTTTGGTATTTTACCGGCAGCACATGTAGCATCAAAATCTACTTGAACTCTAGAGTTCAAAATTCTATCATTAAACTCATATAATATTTGTTCTAAATCTCTTAAATCTCTTTCTAAATCTTTTACAAACAACATAACAGTACGAGATGCATCTGATGTACAAGTTTCTAGTCGGGGCGGGAGCGATTCGACCCAGTTTCTGTCAAACATAACTTTTAAAAACAAATTTTGATATTTCTTTGGGCGAGCATCAACATACCAAGCTTCTGCCATTTCGGCACCGGTACCATCGGCGCCGTGTGAATCAACAGGTAAAAAGGCGGCTTTTTCGGCTTCTCTTTTATTATCTTGACTAATACTTTTGCCCAAGTCAACAGCTAATTTTTCTAAAGCCCATATTTTTGCTGAATTTAAAAAGACTTTAGATTTTGGGCCCGGGCCAAGAATGCTGCCTGCCCCATAAATTTTCAACTTGCTTCCTTTGTCTAGGGGGTCATTGGGGTTTGTGAAGAAATGTTTTAAAGATTCATTTTGAGCTATCTTTTCATACACTACTGGTACAATATAATATTTTTCGTCTTTAGACAAAAATGTTTTTGTTTGTAAAAACCATCTATCGGGTGGGCGCTCCCCCTTTATTTCTTCGTATGTGGCCTCGGCGCCATAAATGCCATAATATTTTTGTCTGCTTGCAATAAACTGTTCGGGTGTTTGCTCTAGAGGATCGAATATAAGATTCTCTGCGGCAATAAATGTTGCTTGGTTTGGAACGTATTCACCAGTTTTGTACCCGGCTTGGCCTAATATTCCCACCGGAGGGCTCCAAGCAACGTATGATTTATTGTTTTCGCCTTTCTCTGGGGACTTCTTAAGCCTTCTATATAATATTTTTAATGCTTCTGTAAGTTGTTTATTGTTTTCAGTTGCCATAATTATTTCTCATATTGTTTAGCTAGTGCTCACGTGTCTACTATTAATCCAGCCGCGGCCGAATGGTGATAAATATTCCGCTATAAACCCACTCATAGCACACTTATGAAGCAAAAGATCCTTTTTAATTATTGTGCCCGCTATTCCATTCTTTGTTCCAGCCTTGAAAACGGGGGGGCTTAATGAGACTTTACCACCAAAATATGAATCCCAAGACTTTCCGCCTGATGCCCATAGCGACAGGCCCATTGATACAAAATCATAATGTTCGTGACTCATTATCACGGCGTTATAAGCTTGTTGCTCGGTAAGAAAATTATCAAGAATTCCACTTAATTGATTAATTCTATCTACTATTCCCTGTAAGGCGTCTCTTAAGTTCATACCCCTTGGAATAGGCTGCATCATTTCAGGCGGCGCGTTTCCAGCAATTAAATCAATCGGTGGTACAGTTTTTACTTTTTTTCCTCTGGAATTTATTGAGTCTGTGCCAGTTATAATTTTAATACCTTCCCTTGCAATTATTCTAACCTGGTCCCCTTTGACAACCACTGCTGATTTATTTTTTATATTCCCGACTGTTCCATCTGCACAATTAAATTGATTATCGACGTCACAATTTTGGGAAATATAAACACGGGCGGCGTCCCGAAAGGCGTCCGGATTAACGGGCACCTTTGGCACTCTTCCTTTGTATGTATCAATAGAGTCTAGACCAGCAACAATATCGACATGTGCGCTAGCAAAAACACCTTTAGTTCCTTTGCCGCCTCCAAACTTAAATCCTTCGCGCTGGTTTAGTCGATCTGCCCCAAGAGCAATGTGCGAACCATAAGGGCCAAAAAATACTGTTTCGCCGGCAGGGGGGTGTTTTAATTTGGGCACTTTTTGAGGATTTATATCTCCATCAATACCGCCAAAAAATACTAATCCAGCTTCATCCATCTGTCCCGCGCCTAGGCCAAGGTTTTTTGGCCTTACTGGGACTACTTGTTTTTCGTCTCCCATACTAATTTCCTTAATTGTTTATAAACATTTTATAGTCCATAATCACAACCCATTTTTTTCAAACGTTTAATTGCCCACCCTGGATAGTCTCTTGTTTCGTGGGAGCCCCACTTGCGTAAAACTCTCACTTGGAAATGGTCTTCGTACCGTCGTTTGTGGCGTAACAGCTGTATAAGCTCTTTAGCAAAGTTTGGTTTTCCATAAAGATGTTCTTTAAAAAGCGCTTTTAATGCTTGGTCCATGACTAAAATACTACTTGGTGTCGTGGCCGAAAAGCCATCTGTTGCAATAAAATTTGCTCGCTCTCGTAAGGGTTTAAAAAATTTCTTATCCAAAAAGATAACTTTTGCACCATAAAGCTTTGATAAAATCATAAATGCAAGTGTTTTATCCACATCAAGCTCCTGCGCTTTAAGAGTTTCTAATTTAAATGTTTGAACCGGGGTTGGCGCTTCTCCTGACATGTCTATTTTTGGCAATTTTATATCTAAATCTATGCCCTCTCTATGTGAAGAATGTGTACTGCTAACTCTATCGACACCATTAGCATTTTCAGGAGAAATATCTTTAACAACCCATGTGGTGCGCGGGCTTGTTTGTGTCCATATGCCGTCATCAATACCTTTTAAATATTTACCAGCTTCAACAGAACCCCACGAAAATCCTTTTTGTACGGGATCTATTGCAATATTAGTAAATTGAGATGTATCGTATTGCAACAGCCCTAATGGATTTGTTTTACAATTTTGAGTTGTTGAAAAAGTGTCCAACGCTGGAGTCTTAGTAGTGTACTTTATTTGGCGAGAGCCCACTTGACAATGTCTAGTTTTATCAATCTCTCCTGTTGATGGTGTGTGATTTGCTAATTTGCCTTTATAGAAAGAAGTAAGTTTTAAATCATATTCTGGCATAGCTTTTCCATAGTATGGAGGGCCGGCCGATGCATACGCTTTTCCATTGTGGTCAAATACTAATGATATTGGGGCCCAGGTGGCGGATCCGGGTGGAGACGAATCCGTTGCATACTGTGGAGTTTCTCCAGGCACTGGAATTTGTGGTATGCCAAAATTTAATTTAGTGGGCTCGGAAAAATATCTATACGGTAAAATACCATGATCCGCTGACGAATTTAGTATCCAAACCCCGGGGGTTTCATTCGCGATGTGTTTAACCGCTTGTACTTGCGCTGATATTTTATCGTCGCCGATTAACTTTGGGGTGACTATTAATCGAATTTCAAAATTTTCACCAAGCGCAATTTGTTGTTTGGTTTTTAACATATTCACTATAGCTAAATCTGGCCCCCAGTTGGCGTCATAAAGATCTATTCTTTGGAGTCTGTTCTTGGCGCCGGACCAATATTTTGAATTCATAGAAGTAACAGCATGTTTAAGCATGCGGCTTCCGCCTCCATGGGCCTTAATAGTAAAAAACGAAGGAGTAGCTGTTGACTTCGTGTACCCGGCGCCGGCAACACCGCCCCCACCAACAAAAAGAAACCATTTGTCTTCTATTTTATTTAATATTTCTTCATGAAAATTATTGAATGTCCCGTCATTCCACAATGTCGAAGAGGGTGACGAAGGCGTGGGATCTATATCCATTAAAACAATAATTACATTGCGTTTGTCTTCTATCATGAGTTTGAATTGGTTTTCTAGTGACTTGTTATAAGTCTTAGCTGCGCCGTTTGTTCCTATATCTCCATGTAAATAATAAATAAGCTCATAACTTTCATATGCAGAAGCTCCGTATGGCTCTAATATCGCAACAGTTTTAGATTCGCCAACAAGCTCAGATTTATATAATATTGCTCTTCCATTAAATTTTTTAAATACCTTTTTGATATTAAAAGGAATTTCTGGCCCTGCATCAATTAGTGTCTCAGACGCCTGTTTTTCTGTTTGTTGTATAGCGGCTTTAGTTGGTATGTTCTGTGTTACGGGAAGCCATGAAAGTGCCCCTAGTGCCGAATTGGTCCCCCATCCTTTATATACGACATTATCAAAAGGAGGTGCCATTCTAATTGTACTAGTCTGTTTTGATTTAAGGAAGGAATACCCAGAAAGAAATTTTTGTTGCAATTTTTGCTCGTCTGGGCGCCGGTTCTCTACGGCGCCGATATTCGTTGACCGCTTAAATATCTTTGGCGTGTTGGCCTCTCCCCCGCTGCGGGTATAATATAGAATTAACTTCTGTAGCGCGTTTGCAAAAGTTTTGTCTGTAGATGCATTTACCAACCCGGTCACATGAAAAAGCGTTCCTATAAATGCGCCGGCAGCTTGAGTTGGTAATTTCGGGGCGTCGGTTGCCCAGCTTAAATGTATTTCTAATTGAGTGTCTTTACTTATATTTTTTATGATTTCATATGCATCGTTATCATGAAAAACATTAGTTATTTTTCTCCCACTCACATCTTTTGCTATAGATACAGCACTATAATCGGCATGCATTAAAACTATTTTTGATGGATTTATCTGGTCGGGATCGGGGCCCAACTTCCCGAGGCGCGCCAAATTAGATATTGCGGTGCCGCCTTTGCCGCTAGCCATCAATGTGATATATGCAATATTTCCTTCACCCGCAACGGAAAAATGCTTCTGTAGCAAGCCCACAACTTCATTATGAAGAAGTCTCATGTCGCCATGGACAGCCGCTTTGCCCGATACCGGGCTGGGAAGTGGCTGCCAAGATATTGGGTAGCCTTGGTCCGACGAAAGCTGGCCCCCAACAAGATATGACAGGGATTGAATCTTGCCGGTGAATCCCCAGGCTGCCCATTGGCGATCAGTATATCCAGCTGTTCGCATAGCCAACTCTGCCTCTGTTTCATCGGGAGATAAAGTAGTAGCATTAGTTCTATTTCGAGGAATTCCGCTGCCGGCGGCTGAGGCTTGTTGCGACCACAACATCTCTGGTACCACGAGCACAAAATTGCGGCGTGAGTCATCAAGAGTTTTCTTTTTCTTTATCATCTCCTTTAGTGATCTCCAAAGCATATTCCATTCTTTTGGGCTGTTCTTAAAACCAAGGGCGTCGTGAAACCAATATATTATTTCTAATGGTTGTGTCGGGTCTGTGCCTATAGGCATATATATGACAGTGGAGCGGCCGCGGCCGGCGTTGGCGGTCTTTTTTCCGCTGTCTGATAACATTAGAAGATCATCTTCTGGGCCATTATATTGACAAACACCTGTCCAAATTAAGCCTTTGTATTTTCCCTCTTTCTTTAGGTTGCGAAACAAATTTGCAACCCACTCTTTGTATGTTTCTCCCACAATAATGGGGCTATCTGGAATTCCTATTCCGGAGACAAGCGGTGGTATACCACTGTTTGATTTCCATAAATTTTTATCGCTTCCAATTAAATCGCCTGTGGCGCCTCTGTTGGGGTATAGTTTTATGCATTCTTCTAGAAGTTTTCCATAATCGGCCGGCGGGGACGAAGGCCCATCTTTCTGTGGAAATGTTTCTACGCCAAAATTTTTATCGGTTGGGCCCAAATATTTAAGTTCTGTTAAATTATCTTTTGAAACATACTCAACTAATACAGGTTGACCTACTTTAACTGGCTTGTCTTGGGCTTCTCTGTTAACGGCCTGCGCAAGGCCCCCACAAACTTGATGGGCCTTAATCCACTTTTCATCTAATTCGCAGGGATTTTCTAAATTTTTAGGTACATCAAAAACATGCATTTCAGGAATACGAACTACATAATAATTTAATTTGGGTGCAGGGTTCTCCTCCGCGGTACATGCTTGGTTAACTATATCGGCTTCTGAACATTGGGCTTCTGGGCCGTCCGGATTTATTATTTTTAACAATATGGCATGGATTGCGCCGGCATCCCGCCATTTTGTTGACTTGAGAGCTTCCGCGTTGCATGCGGCTTGATATCCGTAGACATCTGCTTCGTCAATCTTAATAATGGGGTCTGTTGTGCCCTTGCCGACAAGGCCAGGATTAAGAGTTCCGACTGGCAGTTTTAAGAAAGCGTTGGCTCTCGTATCACATTCCGCCATATGTTTATTTTTCTCCCTGTATCAGATCGAAAATCTCTTGTTTGTCACTTTCGTCTAATCTGAATGGGTCTTCTTGTTTTTTGTTCAATATTGCGGTAATTTTGACTAATTGTTCATTTGATCGTTGAAGAGTTTCAACATATTTAGAGGCAATAAGCCCTAACTGTCTGTGGGTTTCGAGATCTCCTGCTTTTCGCATCTCTATTAATAGCTCAGTTAAAAGAGTAGAAGTAACGGCTCTGTCCTTTCTTATGTTACCAATTGATTCCTCAATGTATTCACTAACATTTTTTATTCTTCCTTTTCCCATTTTTCTCTAAACTCCCTGTATCTTGCGCGAATTCTATTTAAACTACTTACAACTTGTTTGGTGTTTAAACCAGTAATTTCTCTTATATACAGGTAAATAGCTTTTTTATTAAAAATTTCTATATTTTCAGACTCTTCAAACAAAATTTTAACGGCTTGGATAACTTTTTTTTCATTATTACGAACAGGTAATTTTTCCCAACTATTTATTTGTTCTTTAAAGGAAGTCCAAAATTCATTTTTTATACTATCGTCAATAAAAGTATTGTATGTGACCAAGGGGTGATCTAAAATTCTCCCTTGCGTGGCTGTTAAACAATAGCCATCAATTAGAACTTCTCTTCGGGCTTTTTGTGTATTTTTTTTGACCTTATGAATAAACCAGTTCTTTGTGATGACACTAAAATAAGAAAAAGCTTTAGAGCCTCGGTTTGGATCATATTTATTCAATACGGTTATTAACCAATTTTTGCAATCTTCTCTAAGGTAATCGCAATTTGGTAGATTAGTAAATTTATACGTATAAACAATTTTATCTACCATTTCACTAAAAGCTGGACCAATAAGCGTATTATATAACTCGTTTCTTTCTTTTTGGTCGGTTGATGAACAGTAATCTACTATAGCTTGTTCATGAATTTTAGTAAAATAATAATTCTTCTTTCTGGCCATATGTTATTCTTCCTCTGGATCATATCCCTCGTCTTCCTCTTGATCGTAATTTACATCATAGATAGCTCGGAAATCCTTGGCTGAATCGGCCATAATTTTAGAATGTCTCATTAAGTTTTCTAATGTTGTGTCTCCATAAAATCTTTCTAAATTATACACATCATCTACATGACCTGCGTATTCTTCTAAAAGAAGAAAAAATTCTTCTAGTTCTTCAGAGATATTAAGAAACTTTCTTATCAACCTAATAACATACCATATTAAAAATCCATTAATTAAAATGGATACTCCTAGTAATATTTCAATCATTTTTGTTCCTCAAGTTGTCTTTTTGCTGTTTCAAGTCTTGCTGAGCTTCTGTTATAAAACTCTTGACATGGTCGCCAACTTTCTTTTTCTGTTTTGTTGCTCTTTTGATGTTGGAAAATATAGATGGTCTTCTAGCTAAAGAGCTGGAAACTTCGCACACTTCGCAGTCTTCCATCGTTTCAGTCATTGAGTGGCTGATCGTTATTTCGCTTCCACAATTTTCGCAACTATAAATATAAATGGGCATTATGATTTTTGGACTTCAAGGGGGTCTTCAAAATCTAAGCTTTCTTGAAAATTCTTTTGAGTCTCTTCATTAACTTTAACGATAGGCGGGTTCATTACAGCTAACCCTTGATCTGAAAGTTTAAATTTAAATCCTTTTAATACTGGAACAATATCGCTTTGTTCCATTAAGCTTTTTTGAAGAGCCATCATAACGGCCCCCACTGCTTGATCTGACATATTCATTTCTTTTGACATATTAGTCTCCTTTTACTATTCTATGGCTATCTTCATCAAAATGTTGCGTTGAAAATTCAAATAATTCTGTATCTTCCAAAGCAATCATTTGATGCCTTAGCCCTGTATATACGTGAAAATTGTCGCCCTTTGATAAAACTAGTTCTTTCGCGTCTTCTAAACTATCTTCGTCTGAATACTTGACTAAAAGTTTCCCTGACTGCAGATAAAATACTTCATCTTTAATTTTGTGATAATGCCAAGAACATCTCTTGCCGCTCTTAAAATAAAGAAGCTTACCACAGTATTCGGGCTTGTTAACAATCCATTTTTCATGTCCCCACCCTTTCTCAACATGTTTAATCGAAAAAGGCGCCATCGTGTGTTCCCTTGTCATCTATAAAAATATCAGCCTCCGGTTTTCCCAAAAACAAATCATGGTATTTAACTCCCCACTCATCAAGCTGCTTTTTAGTGTAATCATAAAACAGCTTATAAGCTTTAATCACGTTGTTGTTAGTGCGGCCCATGCCGCGCGCAGTCTGAAAAATTATTTTATTTCCTTTGTCATATAGCTCGTTGACTTTTTTAATTCGTTCTTGAAAGGGTTCCGCCGCGTTGTAATCTCCATTTGAGTTTGTGCATATGGTTCCATCTATATCAAAAACGTATATCATTTTTCCCTCGTTTTATCATTGAAGTGGTAGAATACCCATCGATATAATCAAATATTTTTACTTCAGCAACATCATTTCCCACTACATCTTCTTTTTTATAATCACCACCTTTTACGATTATATCAGGCTTTAAGTGTTTTATTAAAGCATAGGGTGTCTTTTCATTAAAAACCACGACCCTATCTACAAACTTACATGATTCTAGCATATATTTTCTATCATTTTCCGCGTTCACTGGTCTACAAAATCCCTTAAGTTTTTTTACACTAATATCACCATTTAATCCCACAATAACATATCCAAGGGATTTACAATATTCTAAAAGTTTAAAGTGGCCCTTGTGCAAAACATCAAAACAACCATTTGTAAAAACCCTTTTCATAGCGTGTTTACTCCTCGCTTCTGCACTACCGTGGTGGCGCAATCGTTCGCAAAGCTTATGGACTTTTCCACGTCTCTTGTTTCTAAAAACTTATAAGAAAGCCCAGCAATAAACGTATCTCCGGCGCCGGAGACATCTTTTATTTCTACCTCTTTTACTGGATATACAATGCCGTTGTGCAAACAACCATTCGGACCCATTGTTACTATAATTTTACTTTCTATCTCTTGTGTTAAAGTGGGCTTTGTCTTTTCATATTCTTGAGAGTTGATTTTAATAAACTTCGCATCTAAACACCAGTCACCTAGAACTTTTTTAGTGTCTAAAAACGTATTTTCATTTTGAGAACATATGTGCTTAATATCTTCTTCTCTTAAAAATCCTTTGTTATAGTCTGATATAACGACGCCGGCGTATTTCTTAAAATTAATTTTATGAACTGAGCTTTTTCCATATAAATCATCACCGCAGTCTAATCTCATAAACATGTGATTTGTTTTTAGATCAATAAATCTATTTTTAGTTATTTGGCGCCAATTCTTATTGGTGTGCAAATTAACATCAACTCCTAAAGTTTCCAAATTGTTTTTAACATTCATTGCCATCCCACCATTCTCTATGGTCTTTAAAAGATTAAAAACTGGAACGGGGGCTTCGGGACACAATCGTTTACAATCGCCATAGCTAAAAACATCTTTACAACTCTCTCCAATTATGAGTATTTTCAAGCTTCTTTTCCTCTTACAACATCACATATGAAATCGATTTCTTCGGGCGTCAATTCTGGGTAGTTTGGCAAAAAAAATCCAGTTTCATGGATTTTGTCACTCGTTTCATCCTCAAACAAGCCATATTCTTTAGTCCAAAATGGGTGGCGGCCTAAGTTTCCAGCGCTGTATATTCTTGTTTCAATTCCATTTTTAACAAGCCTATTAACAATTTGCTTTCTATGTTCACTGGATGTTGCTAAAGCCCCGAAAGAAATGGAAACTGGGTAATTTTCACCCCAGTCTTGAAACTCTACATAGCCCTTGAGATTATCTGCGTATCTTAAATGGTTTTCATTTCTTCTTTTTGCTACCCAATTTGCTTTCTCTATTTGTCGCAAACCTATAAAGGCCTGAAGATCGGTTGCTCGTAAATTAAAACCAGGAATAAAGAAAGTAAAAGGCTTGTGAAAATCGTCCACTCCATTCTCATTTATCATGCTGTCATATGTTTCTTGATCTAAATCTTTACCCCAACCATGAGACCTTAGCATCAAAAGGGTGTCATAAAGTTCTTTGTCGTCTGTGTTAACCATTCCACCTTCAATTGTAGAAAGCTGGTGTCCAAAATAAAAAGAAAAGGATGACATATCTCCAATTGTGCCAACTTTGCTTCCATCTTTATATCCAGCGCCGAGGGCGGCGCATGCATCTTCTAAAAGACAAAAACCGTATTTCCTTTTCAGTTCCAACAACCTTTTTTTATAATGTGGCACACCCAATACTTGAACAAATATTACTGCATCTGGTTTATCTTTTTTACACACTTCTTCTAGATGGTCTAGATCCATGCCATACGTATTTTTATCCGTGCCAATCATAATTGGGGTTAACCCGAATTGTATTGCAGGAGAAATTGTAGTAACCCATCCAACTGCAGGAACAGCAATTTTTTTATTTTCAATTTTTCCTGCTGCTATGGCGGCATAAACCATTAGTAAGTTTGCAGATGAGCCTGAATTATTAAAAACTGCGTGTTTGGTACCAATAAATTCAGCCCACTTTTCTTCTACTTTCCACGTTAGTTCGCCCTTTGTTAGTCTTGGGTATGTTTTCAACCAATCACAAAGTGCGTCGATATCATTGTTATTTATTGTTTCTTTTGCTAGTGGGTACTTTATCATGTTTTTTCCTTTGTTTTACAATCTTATCTATCGCTAAAAAAATTCCTTTTTAGATATTTTGCATCTTGATCTCTTTTAGATAAGATTGGCTCTTTTGTTGGCCAGTTAATCCCTAAAAGAGGGTCGTCCCATTTTACAGTTATCTGATTGTCGGGTCCATTATATTTTTTTGACCACTTGTAAAAAAACAAACACCTTTCTGATAAGCACAAATGACCATTTAGACATCCTGCCGGTACTAATATAGTTTTTGGTTTCTTGTCTGATAAATGAAAGGTCATGGTTTGTCCAAAAGTTTCAGATTCGCTTCTGATGTCGGCAATGGCAAGAAATATTTCACCACTTAAACAACAAATCAGTTTATGTGTTTCTTTATCTCCGTGTAAACCTCTTAGTACATTTTTTTTCGATATTGTAACTTTATCCTCTACAAAATCTGGAAATATGTCACAATTTTCATAAATTGACCATATTTG